AAGATGTAGCTTGGTTAAATAATAAAGATAAAAAAGAATTAATTATATTAAATATAAAAAAAGCAAATTCAGATACTTATGGTAAACTTTCTGAAAAAGATAAAAAGAGAATTAAAGAATTAGAAAAAAAAGATAAAGAACAAGCACCACCAAAGAAAAAAGCAGCTCTTGGTGGTTACATGGATGAATTTCAAATTGCTGAAGAAGAACCTTTATCTAGAGGAAAAAGAGCTTTAGGTGGAGCAGCAGCTCTTGAAGAAAAATATGATAGACGAAGAGCTTATAGAGCTTTTCAAGAAGGTGATTTAGTAGAAGAAGAAATTGTTGAAGAACCTTTAATGGCTCCAGTAGGAATGGAAGAAGGTCCTATGCCATTGATTGAAGATGAGATTGCTGCAGATGATTTAGCTATGGAAGAAGATGTAGCTATGGAAGATGCAGAAAGTGTTTTAGATACTTCAATGTTAAGTGAAGAAGAAGAAGTAGTCGTGGATGCTGCTATAGAAATGTATCCAGAATTAGAAGCCATTTTACCAAAAATGGTTGCAACAGAATTTACAGAAGATGAATTAGTAGAAGGACCTGGAACAGGAACTTCAGATTCAATCCCAGCATTATTATCAGATGGCGAATTTGTATTTACAGCAAAAGCTGTTAAAAATATCGGCATTGATAAATTAAGAAAAATGATGTCACAAGCTGAAGAAGCTTATGATGCTGGAATGACAGACCAAGTTGAAACTGCAGAAGCTGCAGAAATAGATTCAGCATTGGTATAACAGAATTCATAGAGTAGGTACTCTAAGAATAGACAAGCTACCTTCTAGAAATAGAAGCCCTTGTAGCTTCGTTTTTAATATAAACCAAATTTTAGCTACCTTCAAAGTTAAAAGAAGCCCTATAAAGGAGGACATATGAAACAAGACGAAGAACAAACTAAGACAGTCGAGGCGAATCCATACAATCGCAAAAAGTATTGGCATACGGATGATGTAATGCCGAAGTCAATACCAGATGCAGATAGTGGACCAGCCCAGCCTGACCCTGATAAGAAGACAGGATTTAGCTACGCAAGTACCACTACAACAGATAGTGCGAACCCAAATGTTATATCCACTTCTGAAACAGCCACTTCGGATAAGGTCTTACAGGAATCAGCATTAAATGTTGAATCTAAACCTTATACGAGAGTTGACTACAAAAAAAGATATGATGACCTAAAGCGTTATTATGATAGGAAACTTGGTGAATGGAGTTCTAAAGAAGGAGACCTCAAAGCACAGCTTCGAGATAACCGACCTAAGTACAACCCACCTAAAAGTGCTGAAGAACTTAGTGCTTTTAAAAAAGATTATCCTGACATTTATGGCGTGGTGGAAACTGTATCTCACTTGCAGTCTCAAACTGAGATGAAAGGTTTGCAAGAGGAAGTTAGCTCTTTGAAAAAAGCTAATACAGCTTTATCTCAAAGAGAAGCTCAATTAGAGTTATCGAAACTTCATCCAGACTTTAATCAAATTAAAGAATCAGATGATTTTCATAGCTGGGCAGACTCACAACCCATGGAAATTAAATCATGGATTTATGAGAATAACTCCAATGGTAGACTTGCTGCAAGAGCAGTTGACTTATATAAGAAAGACCGAGGACTTGGATTAGATAAAAAAGCCACAGAAGATAATAAGGTTAGTCAAGGTGCTGACTTGTTAGTTAAAACTAACGAACAAATTCAACCACCAACGAATAATCAAGTTATCTTTAAAAGTTCTGATTTCGAAAAGATGTCAGATGCTGAGTTTGAAAAGAATGAGAAAGACATTTTGATAGCTCAGAGAGAAGGTAGAATTATTAATAGATAATAATAATACTTTCATTTTATCAACCAAACAAAAAGGAGTCATAAATTATGGCAAATTTTGCAGGTTCAAGTACTACTAACTTTGGTGGTGAAACACCAAGTGGAACTCAGGAAAACGCTTTTTGGGTACCTCAAATATATTCCAAGAAAGTTCAAATAGCACTTCGTAAAGCTGCTGTTGCAGAAGCAATCTGTAACACAGACTATATGGGTGAAATTAAAAACTTTGGGGATACAGTTAATATAGTCAAAGAACCACAAATAACTGTAAGTGATTATACCAGGGGTCTAGCGACTACTGCTACAGCACTAACAGACGTAGAGCTTGTTCTAACAGTAGACCAAGCTAAATACTTTCAATTCGCACTAGATGATATTGAAAAGAGATTTTCACATATCAACTTCCAATCGGTTGCATCAGACAATGCAGCATACAAACTAAGAGATGCTTTAGACAGTAATGTCTTTACACTTCTTAATGCAGATGCTTCATCTATCGGTGCTACTAGACAAGGAAGTACAACCACGCCTGACAGCATTGGTTTTACTAGTCCGCAAATTGACCCTTTAAATGAGATGAGTCAAGCTGCTTTTTTTCTTGACAGACAAAATTGCCCTGAAGAGGGTCGTTGGTTTGTTGGAGCACCTGAGTGGTATGATGCTTTAGCTAACACATCTTCTAAACTATTATCAGTAGATTACAATGCTGGTAAAGGTAGTCTTAGAAATGGATTAGTTGCAAGTGGTCTCGTTAGAGGTTTCCAAATGTATAAATCAAACAATCTAGGAACAAACGACTTAACAAGTGCGTCACCTGCTGGGACTGCAACTGCTCCTGTGGCATCATGGGGTCAGATGAGTGCTGTTTCACTAGCAACGCAATTGAAGATTGTTGAAAGTCTAAGAAGTACAACTACTTTCGCAGATATCGTAAGAGGACTTATGGTATTCGGAAGAAAAGTTCTTAGAAATGACATTGTTGGAAGAACAATTTACGTTATAGCGTAAGCTTTAATGTAGTTGTTAGTATTACAACCTAACATTTAGATAGGGGGTTGCAATATACCCCCTGTCTTTTAAAAAAAGGATTAATTATGGAACATATGAAAAAAGCATGGTCTTATATAGTAGCACATAAAAAAGCTTCTATTGCAGTAGCAGTAGTTGTTGTGATACTTATTATAGCCACTTAATTTTAAAAAGGAATCCAATGAAACAAGCTTTAAAAAAGCTTAAGAAACATTTCGCAGAACTTCAAAAGTTAGAAGCTAAAGAAGAAATGATTATAGAAAAAATTGATGAAGCAATTGATGAGTTATCAGATTGCGACCATTCAGATTGTAAATAAGAAGAAGTATTATGGCAAAGACCTATTTAGCATTAACTAATGAATTATTAGTAGAACTTAATGAACCAGAACTTACAGCAATTTCTAGTGGAGTAGGAGTACAAAAACAAGTTTCAAACTGTGTAAATAGAGCTTACTCTGATATAGTAGATGCTGTTGATGATTGGTCATGGTTAAGTGCTGCTGAACCTGATGACCCTTATTATGGTAATACAACTGTTCCAACAGTTATTGGACAAAGATGGTATTTATCAAAAGCTGGTTCTACAGGTGTAGATGGTGATTTTGATTCAGTAAATTGGGATATGTTTACTCTTGTAGATACTGCCTCACCTTATACAATTAATAAATTAGCTTTTACAACTTTAACAGTTTGGAGAACTAATTATGCAAAATCAGAAGAAGCTTCTGCTAGGACTTCTGAATATGCTGTACCATTAAGAGTTATAAGAAGTTCTGATGGTAGAAGATTTGGATTATCTCCAATACCTGATAAAGTTTATAATATACATTTCTTTGCATATAATAGACCAACTGCTTTATCTGCAGATACAGATACAGTTGCCTTTCCAGAACAATACAAAACAGTTTTATTAGCAAGAGCTAGATATTATATTTATCAATTTAAAGATAATATAGCTCAATCACAATTAGCATTAGACGAATACAAAAAAGGTTTACAATCTATGGCTGATAATTTAAATTCACCACAACCACAATATATGTCGGATGTAAGATTTACTTATTTGTTACCATAAGGATTAAAAATTTATGCCAACTCAAGGAGCTTCCATTACAGTTGCAGGAGGTTTAGATTTAGTTTCAAGTGCTCACGCATTATTCAGAACACCTGGAGCAGCAACTATTTTACAAAACTTTGAATCAGCTACTACTGGTGGCTATCGAAGAATAAATGGATTTGCAAAATGGGGTGGAGCAAGTGCAACAATTCCAACTGGTCTTTCAACAGATGATATAACAGGGATAGTTCCATA